TGGTGTACTTGACCCGGTCGATGATCTGCGCGTGGTTCTGTAATTGCTGCCACACACGAGTACCGATCACCATGGTGTTAGGAGCGTGCCCAGTCTGTTCCTCGACATTAATAACCTGTGCATAAACGTCTTCGATAGGAGTTGATCCTGCCTGGTCCCACTGCTTGACCTGACCAGCAGTTGGAGTACCAGCAACACCCGTAATATCCGTGTCCCACACAGAAGTCGTGAAGAACGTAGACAACCAAAGTAAGTCACGCCGCATTAATAATTGGTTAGTGACGAACTTGGTAGCGTCCGAGTCCAGCTTGAACACCGAGTCGGCATTCGCACGGGTCTGGTCGTCGACATCCTTGTGGATGGCCCACACGTCAGCAAAGTAGCTGTCCGTGGTGACATTCCAGCCAGAGCCAACCGACTCGGCACCAGGCGCGCGCTTCTGAGCGTCCGAACGGAACCAGTCGCCCTTGTTGTACCGCCAGAACAAGTCAGACTGCTTCTGAACCGGAATATTGCCGAAGACTTTGTCCGCGATGTACTTGGACTCGTCCTGAAAATAAGCAATCGACAAGTTGGTTAACGGAACGTCAACGTGAAGATCACTGGGGGTTGGGTTTGTAGGCATTAGCTATTCACTCCCTTCAGTGATCTTAGACAACCGACTGAGAAATTAGAAGAACAGAGCAGATATCACCAGCAGCACCTGGACTGTCAAGTAAAATTCCAAGTGGCATATCAGTTGCACCAGCAGTAACAACACGACCACTAGCACCAGGCGCAACCTGAGTGCCAGCATTAAGTGCAGCACTGGCAATCATTCGAGTAACACCTGAAACCTGAACCGTAGCGGCACGACCAGCACCAGAAGGTTTATTCTGAAGAACACCGACAACTAAATCGGCTTCGCCTGTAGCAACAGCCACTCGAAAATCAACTGTACCAACAACCATCTTAACTGGCTTGTACTGGTCAGCAGACATATCGCTATTGGCTTCTAGCGAAATCACTAAGCCAGGAACAGAAACAGCCATTTTACTTCACCCCTTTCGTGGCGACATATTCGTCGTAGTACTCGGGGTGGGCCTCGAACACAGAAACCTGTGCCTTGGCCTTAGCGACTTCCGCGCTGACCCCTTCGGCCTTGAACTTCTCGATTTCTGCTTCGACCGCCTTCTCGATCTTGTTCTTGGTGTCGGAACCTTCTCCGCCACCGACACCAGCCGACTTGAAGACGTTAGACTGCTTAGCCATCGTCTGTGCGGCTTCCATCTGAGCGGCGAGGTTCTTGGCCGCTTCCTCACCAAGGGACTTCTCGACAGCGCGAAGCTGAGCGCCGATGTCCTCGGGCTTACCAGGAAGATGAGTCCAAGCCTTAGCCGTTTCGACCCAACGTGCAACTTCCTTCTCTTCTTGTCCCTTCTCAATTTCTGCGAGTAAAGCCTTCTGAGTGCCGAGGAGATCCTTGACAATTTCTTGAGTGCTAGGGTCAGTAATACCCTTTAGGATTTCATCGGCCTCTTCGACAGACTTGCCGAAACCAGCAAAACCAGCACCGCCAGTAAACTTCTTACTGCCCGAAGAAGTCCTATTACCAGAAGTCTTCTTATTACCCGAAACAAGCTTCATCCGCTTGACTTTTGGCCTATTAACTTTTTTACCTACAGAAGCAAGGACCTTTTCGTCCTCTTCCTCATCTTCAAATTCAACATCAACTTCGATGTCGTCAATTTCTTCAACAGTCTCGTCGTCGACTTCCTCTTCCTTTTCCTCGTCCGAGTCCTTAGTAACAGACTCTAAATTCTCTAAATACTTCCTGACCGTGTCCGGGAGACCGGCCCTCTCCTCATCCGTGATTGGCATGACATCACTCCTATGTCCGGCCTTTGCCAGAACGGTATTAATAACTTCTTGACTATCTCTTAGTGTTTCAATTATTTCAGGATCGTAATCTGTGGACTTAGAAACTTTTGGATCTAACCAGTTATCGACATCGTGCGACACTAAGTCCGCATGATCCTGTAAAAGTTTTGCTATATCTGTCCTAGTACCACCATTAGTAATTACGGTGAGTATATCAGATCCTAAATCTAAAACAGAACTATATACATTAGCTTGTGTTTTGTAAACACCAGCCTCTGTAGACCCACCCTTATCGGCAACTGCTTTAAGAGCCTCTGTCTTAGTAAGTTTCTTTTTCTTTCCGGCCATTTTCATAGGACCGTCAGCATGCATGTCACCGGAGTCAGGACACATTTTGCTAGTGTCCGCTTTTGCCAAAACTATGTCGGCGTCTGGGTTTGCGCCAGCATGAACGAAAGATATCTCGTCATACTCCACGGGGGTGAGTGCGTACTTAGGCATAACGCATCAGCTCGTCAATAAGGTAACTGATGCACCAAGACCATCAACCGCGCTAGTCAACCATTCGTCCGTAGCAACTTTTGTAAAAGTAACTAATGTCTCTGCCGGCAATGCTGTGTCAGCAGCACCGCCATCAGCATCGGCATTGTTAATCTTAATATTGCTTGATGCAGCGGTACGAATATTAGATGCTGTAGCACCACCAAGATAAAGAGTAATAGTCTTACCAATAGCAGCAGCAGGTAATGTAGCAATATGTGCAGCGTTAGTACACGTAAGTGTAACGTACGTAGCAGTAGCTGGAATCAGCCCAGTGGTCAGGCCATCCGAGGTAGCGGTGACAGCAACAACGGTTGGATTGTTAGTTTCAAGATTCGTAAGCTGAGTCTCGTGAGTGTCGAGCTGAGCATGAAGCTCGCCCACCGTCTTATATCCAAGGGCGCTCTGATCTAGCGTTGCCCGTAATCCACTTCTAAGTGTCATTGTTCAGTCCTCCAAGATCGTTCTGCGGCCCCTACCGTGGACAGAAAATTGGGTGTACTTACCATCCTTGACGCCTTTCCAGACGTCCTCGTCATTGACCCGGTACCCAACCCACCACCCCACCGGTAGAGAGCCTTCCGGTAATCCCATCTTCTCTAACTTCTCCGGGGTGACCATGAAGGACTCGACGAGCTGAGCGACCCCCTTGCGTACGTGCATTTCGCCACCATCGCGACAATCTGTAACAAACTTATATGCGACGTCTTCCATAGCATCAAGATCACGAATCTCGTCGCCTTGGAGGTCGCTGATGATCGTTCCATCCTTGCGCTTGGCTACCGATGCCCACCCGAAGGCGAGACGCTTGTCCTCGTCGATCTTGGCAATAGGCACGTCCAGTTGGAACTCTGCCAGATTTAGGTCAAAGTCAGGGTCGCGCATGTCATCTAATATAACAGGGCTTTCGTCAAATGTCTTCGCTAACTTAGCTGCTGTCTTCGCCTTGGACTTAGCTCGCTTGGCTTCCCACTCGGCTGTAGCTCCCGCTGCCCGTGCCTTAGTTCCGGACGTCTTACCGGTAGCTATACGTTTCTTGTTCTGCGATACAGCAGTAGCAATAGCGTGGCTAATAGAAAAGCCACGTTTCTCGTGCAATGCCCTGGCTACATGACACGTATAGTTTGGCAATCCCCCAGCATTTTCTACCCAATTCTTTTTAGGAGAACGATTCAAACTACAGGGGCCAGGTGTAAATTTCAATATAAACTCTTCGTCGGCCAACTTAATCACCTCCTTCAAGCTGTACACCACATCTACAATTAGGATGTAATGGAGGAGAGTATATACCAAATCCCTCGGGCGTGACAAACATACCGTCCGGAGATGCAGGCTGGTTATTCATTATAATACAACGTTCACATTTTCTTGCCCATTTTGAATTTTTCCATACTACTCTTGCCCAACTAGGTAAGTAACCCTGCTGTTTAGCAGCTTTCCAGACAGCACGCTTGCCTACAGCTTCCCACTTGACAGACTCAGTGTCGGCTATCGTCTGAGCTCGCCTACGTCTGTACATAGCTGCCTGTCTGTCAGCAGCGTATGGCGAGCGAGTGAACGTGTTTATGACTGATCTAGCCTGGACACGGTCAAGACCGGCAACCATAGGTGGTAGTCGTCGGTCCTTCACTCCGCTACGCCGTACTTCTCGCTTAACTAATTCTTGCTGTGAATACAACCAACGGGTGATGTCTTCCGAAAGCTTATGTATTTCTAGTTGAATACTCTTGTTAAATCCACTGTCAAGTTCTACCATCCCGTGGTGGTCTGTCAAGACAGTACGCATAACTGATTGATTTACATACAGCTGAACATTCTGAAGAGTAGGAATCTGCGCAGCCTTAAGATTCCGAAGATAAAAGTTATATACCTTCGGTCTTATCAGCTGCGCAGTAGTTCCCATTTACCTCTTCCGCTCGTTCGGGTTAGGCCGACGACTTGCACCTGCTGAAGGTCTAGCTATTATTTGCCGCCTACGTCCTACTCCCGACCCTCTACTCTGTGTGCCACTCTTAGCAGGCCCGTGCGGACCGCCAGCCTGGCCCTTCTGGCTTCCCTTGGGCCGTACCGTCCCCTGAGTCCTACTACCTGCTCCTGGTTGCGTCTGACGTCCTGCCATCATTTCGTTGGCCATAGCGGTGTCAACTTCTGTCTTGCCGTCAGGCTTAATACGAACCACACCAGTCGGACCGGCAAATACGACATCGTCCTTGTCAGGAGTCTCGCCCTCTGCGACATCTCCAAAGCGATCTTTGTCTTCCGTCATGTCGTTCGGCACAGGAAGTTCCGCGCGCTTTAATAAGAAGTTTCTGAGATCGTGGTCGGACAAAATATCTGCCCAGCCCGCTGCCATCATATTAGAAATAAATGCACCGATAGTATCCAAATCTGGTACATTGATGGGCTCATAGGCTATTTTGGGCAACTGATCTAGCGGCCAGTGATTTAATTCAAATAATCTAGGGATCGCGTGACGATTAAATGTGTCCGCGATACTGTCCAGCCACGAAGTCAGGGCCTGCTTGAACATGTCTGTCTTGTCAGTCGACATTGCATAAGAACCAGAAGTGGCGGAGGTAGAAGATCCTTTGACCCCGCCTAAGAACACGAAATCAGCTAAAACTGTCATAGCAATACGTTCGTCATATCTTTGAACAATTGAACTAGTATCAAAAGTTCTAGCCCCAGCAGTAGAGACTAAGCTGAAGTCATAAATTTTATTACCAGCGTCATCGTACGCCATCGGGAAAACAATACCTGCGCGCTCATCATTTCTGACTTGTTTGACAAACGTGTGCATTGCAGCAAGTACAGCCTGATCTTCGGGGCGCGTAGAATTAAAAATATCAGCGGGAAGTGTGACCATGGGAAGACCCGCCAAGTCGCGCTCTGCACCAATAGCCTCAATCTCTTCCATCCTCTTTTTAAAGTACCAGGCACGATAAGCACCACGTAAGATACTGTGGCCCTCAGGGTTGTTCTTCCTGAAGGTAGTACGGAAAAGGAGAGACTTCTCGATAGGAATGTAGCGCAGCTTCCAGTCAGGGTAACCTCGCTGGTAGAACCCTTTTACCCCACCGTCGTCGTCAAATACCCACTCGACAACAGTGTCCTGTGCCCTGAGTGGTAGCTTGCGCCATCCGACCTGACCATCGTCGTATCGAGACCGCAAAGACGGGTCTTTCTGTTCCGGTCCACGACGCATCTTGTAGACAATTTCATGCGGAGCGAATCCGTACGGAAGCATAGTCAGGCACTCAGAGATAAAGTCAGACCATGTATGACTCATGTCATCCATGCACTGGCGAACGTGCTGCGCTTTCTTGGCGTCCTCTGTACTGTCCGAAGCAGCATCTACCCGCCAGTCGACCATACGGCAGTGCATCTCGATAGCAAATAGCACAGCGCTAATTGTAGGGTCGTTCTCAGCCATCTCTCGATAGACTCGATTAGCTTTCTCATTACGGAGTTGCGGCAGAAACTCTTCATATATGAGTCCACCCATCCGCTTCAGACCCGAGAGACCATACTCAGCAAAGTGATCTATATTGATGTCAGGTACAGCAGTACCACCCTGAATAGCACTAAGCGCAGTGTCTCGTGCCTTATCGCCGTTAGGTGTGGCGTCTAAATATAACCCCGACGACTTGACTCCGTTAGAACTTGGATTAGCGGTTAGTGTAGCCATACCTGTAGGAGGAGACGTGATCCTCTTCCTGGGTGCCATCGTTCCTCCCTTCTATAGAATGATGAATATTTGAGGATAGTGCGGGTCACTTCCGGATACGACGCTAGTCGATGTTTGGTTTACTGTCAGAGTATACATCTTACTCTTGTTAACCGCTGTAGTGGGTGTATTCGTAACTATCGTCAAATAATCTCTGTCTATTGACATTGCTTCTGTATTACTCTGACTGACTACGACAGAGTATATCTTTGTGCGATTATAATTAGAAGCACGTGTGTGAGTCTGCGATATGTTAGCAGCGTAAACACGAATCTTACCTACGTTAGTAGTATTAGTTGTGGAAACAGTAGAGGAATAGCCCCTGATCTTTCCGACATTTTTTCTTAACGTCGAAGATATCTGAGATATATATGTCTTACTGACTCCTGTAGTCTCTGTATTTGTTTGGGACACAGCAGAGGCATAAGCACGAGAGAATCCGACGCTAGTAGTGTTGGATTGATTGACAAGAGTTATGTAGTCCCGTATCTTACCGACACTGACAGTTCCTGTTTGGGAAACATTGACCGTGTAGTTTGTACCGGCATCAGTTATTGCCTTACTCTTAGTCTGTGAAACATTCACAGAATAGTTAATAGTCTTACCCTGAGACTGGATCTTAGTGACAGACTGAGTAGCATTGACAGTATAGTTAAGGACCTGACCAACATTAGTGAAATTAGTCTGAGGTAAATTAACTACATAATTATGTGTTGTACTGACGGCAGTAGTATTAGACTGTGTAATTGTGGAGATGTAAGTTCTAATCTTGCCAGCGTTTAGCGCGCTTGTCTGACTAACATTAACAGAATAATTTAAAGTAAGAGTAGTAGTCTCGACTCTAGTATTAGTCTGGATTACTGCAACAACATAATTACGACTCTTGTTAGCATCCGTAGTAACAGAGTTAGAAATAGTGCTTAAATAACTTCTAGTCTTACCAACATTTTCAGTATTTGTTTGAGTCGAAAGTACCAAGTATGCTCGTGAGAATGTTGCATTCTCAGTATTTGTTTGAGATACATTGACTATGTAGTTCTTAACGACATTCTGAGAAACTAGTGTTGAGACTGATTGAGTAACTAAAACTACGTAGCCGCGTGTCTTACCAACCATAGTTGTTACAGTGCTAGTAGCTGTGGCTAGGTAACTACTAGTTTTTCCGACATTTTCAGTGTTCGATTGAGTTGCATTGACATTATAATTAAGAGTTTTTGCTCTATTCTCCGTATCAGTAACAGTTTGACTGACTGTAGATACGTAAGCTCTAATCTTACCAACGTCAGTAGTGTTTGATTCAGTAGTTGTTGCAACATAATTTTTTGATGTACTAACATTTTCAATATTAGTTTGTGAGACTGTCGAAGTATATCCAATAGTCTTACTAGTATTTTCCGTGTTGGTTTGGGAGACGTTAACTGTATAGTTAAGTGTCTTAGGTGTATCGGTAGATGTTACGAAGAATATAAGTTCGTTACGTGCGTACCTATAGCTATATGCTCGGAAAGTACCACTCTTGTCGTAGGCGAATACCTTCTTTCGGAATGCGCTATATGCGGTTGGCCCTTCGCCAGGATTAAATTGTGTACCTACAGTGCTAATTACGGTAACGATATAACCGCGCGTTTTACTGATATTCTCAGTGTTAGATTGAGAGACTATAGTAGTATAGTTACGGATAAAAGAAATATTTTCTATATTTGTTTGAGTTACTAATGATACATAATTAGATACCTTGCCAACATTCTCAATATTTGTCTGAGTAATATTGACAATATAATTCTTGATTAAACCATGGGACAAAGCTGTAACAACAGATTGAGTAACTGTAGACACATAATTCAAAGTTTTAGAAGCATTAGTAGTATTAGATTGTGTGGCTAGAGCTACATAGCCTAGTATTTTGCCAACCTCTGTATTATTTGTTTCAGATACAGTAGCTACATAACCACGTATTGTTCCAACATTTTCTGTATTAGTTTGCGAAGCTGTTACAATATAATTGACAGTCTTAGGGGTGTCAGTAGCCCCAACCCACGGGCCATCTGCTATACCGCCGTTAGTAGCGTCAGCACTAGGGTTGTCGACATCTATAGATAGTGTCTGGTTACCATGGCTTGCTGCCCGTGTAGCAGCTATTAAGCATTCAAACCTGTCCGTAGAACTACCTGCCGACGGATCCCAAGAAACGGTCGCTGTCTTAACACCAGTGCCACTGAACAGCGCCTCTGCTTGTGTAGTTGTCTCAAGATCAGACGTAAGCCCAGAATTAACACGAGCAAAGTGGCCAGCAGCAGAACCAGCAGTTCTGAGACCAAATGTAATATCAGCATCAGCCGTACTAGCATTAAATATGCATCGATATGTACCACTTGGCCAATCTGCAACATTGGGTTCATTAGATGGAGTGGTTAAACAAAAAGATAATGTACTAGCACCACCACCAAGAACAGAACTAACTGTTGCTGTACTTGATCCAGCAGTTGTACCAAGCGCTCTTTCGATATCAGCAGCATGGACACCAGTCGGATCGACAGTGCTTCTCAGATAGTAGGTCTTGGTCATTATTCACCAGCCCACTCTCTGAAGTCTTTATTAGGCGCAGCCTCTACATGAGCCACGTATAACTCGTAAGGAAGCCATATACCAAACCTAGTGATAGCAAGTGATGGTGGTGTCCAGTCAGACCACGGTAGTATTTCTGTATTCTCTACAGGACCGAACCCGACCCACCTATCGTAGAGATTAGATCCTGCAAATATTACCCTACTTTGTTTGGTATTCCATAATCCGCCGACACTCGGGTCCTTAAATAACGGTAGAAACGTCCATATACGAGCACAGTAGTCTTCGGGAGCGTAGTCTTCTTTGTCGTCCTCCCATGCATAGACACGTATACCACCGTCTTCTATCTCTTCTACCGCAAGCTTGTCATGAGGAAAACTAACACCTTGAACATTAAGTCTGTTTATCCAACCGTAGTCGTCGTCGCTGCCACCACGAACATCGGAGAGAGGTTCTCCTTTATTCGGAAGATTGCTCCACTCAGACGAGTCGTAGGCGACATAGTCTTGTGGGTGGCTCTGCGACCACTGGACATAGATTTTCATGACTACATCCTGTAGACAGGGTTGAATAAGCGGGAACGCATTGGCACAACTACTATTTCTGTCAATGTAGACACAGTTTGTGTGACAACCACAGTATAGCTAGAAGTATGACCAACCGCCGTTGTAACCATCTGTGACGTTAATGCGACGTACCCATGTACCGCGCCTACACTCTTGGTCTTCGTCAAAGACACATTAACGACGTACACAGAAGCGTGCCCAATATTTTCAGTGTTGGTCTGTGTAGCAATTGTGACATATCCGAGTGTCTTACCAATATTAGTAGTGTTAGTTTGAGTGGCTATAGCAAGATAAACATGAGCAATAGAGATGCTTTCTATATTTGTTTGAGTTACAGTCGACACATAGCTTGATGTCTTGCCAACATTCTCAGTATTTGTCTGAGTGACGGCAACAGCATAGTTCTTAGTTAGAGCATGGGTAATAAATGCTGTCTTTGTTTGCGATACTGTTACCGAGTAATTAAGTAACTGACCGACATTCGTGAAATTAGTTTGTGGGATATTAACTATATAATTGTGTATAACGCTAACGTTATCGGTGTGAGACTGAGTGGGTAGAACGATATATCCACGAATCTTGCCAACATTCTCAGTATTTGTCTGCGAGACATTTACTGTATAGTTCTTGATGACACTTTGTGAGACAAGCGTTGCGACCGATTGAGTAACAGTCGCTATATACCCACGGGCTTTACCGACGTCTAAAGTGCTCGACTGAGTGACGGTAGATATATATCCGCTAGTCTTCCCAACATTCAAGGCGCCAGATTGGGTAACTACCGAAACATACCCTACAGTCTTACTGACATTCTCGGTATTCGACTGAGAAACAGTGACCAAATAGTTAAGAGTCTTTACTCTGTTCTGTGTGTCAGTAACAGTTTGAGTGACGGTGACAACATACGGCCTAATCTTACTGACATTAGTAAGAACAGATTGAGACCCAGTAACTATATAACCAAGAGTCTTACTAATGGCAGTAGTGTTTGTTTGAGTGACTGCAACAGTATAATTCTTAGTTAAAGCATGATTAATTGCAACTGTCTTAGTTTGAGAAACGGTTGCAGAATAATTAATTAATTGGCCAACGCTAGTAAAATTAGTTTGTGGCAGGCTAACTACATAATTACGGATAGCACCAATATTGGTAAGATTAGTTTGAGTTACAGTAACTGTATACCCAATTAACTGACCGACATCAGTAAGAACAGTCTGTGTAGTTAACGCTATATATCCATGTGATACAGCTACAACAGTAGTATTCGACTGTATCGCCGTGACAGTGTAGTTAATACTCTTAGGTGTGTCAGCGCCACCAGCAGCAGGAGCTGTAGCTTGTTGGGTGAGGACATAGCGACGCGCTGGAAAACCACGCCCTATCCTAGTCATGCCCTCACCACCTTACTAACTAGTCCAGCTATTACGAGATATCAAAGGTGGTCCTGAGATACCAAAGAATATCTCGTCCGCATAGAAAAAATCCCCGGAAATTGGTGTTGTACCTACTGCAATATACTGTTGTGCTCGTGCGGTAGTCCCATCTATGGGAGTATGATGAGTAACTAATTGAGTCCAGGTACTAGGAAGAATTGCTACGAACGTACCATCTTTGAACTCAGTAAAAGTAGATTCGTCAGATCGCCAATAGTCAGTAACCAAGCGCATCGTATGGCCACTAAGTGTAGTGTAAACCCAAGCACTATATGTGTACTGTGTATTAGGAGTGACTACTGTACTTCTATTTTGACCAAAAAGAGTGTCATTCCCAACACCATTGCTTGTAGCCCTAAGAGACCAGGTACCGTCATGAGCAACGGTAGATACTCTAGTTACTGCCGAAGCCGCCGGAAACCAAGTATCCCACGCAGCCACACTAGTCTCAATAGACTGCTCGTCTTCAGACAGTAGGTTACCTGGTATAAGAGGCATTAGATATTTTCTTCCCAGACCGCATAAAGAATTGCCGTCACAGTAGCCGACGTGTTGATACGGAACTGAAGGAAGGACTCCGTTGCTGCGCTCCCTATGACAGGCTCACGCCCTAGCGGCCACATCTTGACGTACTGGTTGGTCGGAGCGACGTACTGCCTGTCCAGTGGCCTGAGCGTCGTGTTGGACGTGATGCCACCGAGCCCGAATCCAGTGGCGGTCGTCCCCATAGTCAGGCGTGACGCGGGTGCAGCAGCGGCCTGGACGTCAAGACATTTAATTGTCGTCGTCGAGTGTGCAGTAGTCATTGTCGAAGCTGCATCTGTGGTCGCCACTTCAAGAAGTGCGGGAGTAGCAGCAGCCGACCCGTTGAAACTCACTCCCCATTCAATCAACTTTATAGTCCCTTGGTCCGGCACATTGAGCTGCAAAGCTACTTTGACGCCAGCAGCATAGCTAGTACCGACATCTATGGTCGTAGTAACAGACAGCGCCGAGTTGAACCCTATGAATAATGACATGACACCTCCCTACCAAAAACTCGCTCTGTTAATTGCCTGTTTGGTTACCATATTAGAACTACCTAGCGGTGCTCCCAACACAGGTTCTTGAATACGTAAAATAATACACGACCCGTCCGAAAGACCACTAGCCATCGTTGCGGTGAATACAGGAGCGGCAGTAGCAGGACCGGCAGACACCTCACCGGTCCAACAGTAAAATGCACCGTCATTACCAGCCGTAGTAATATTGTCAGAGATCTGTTCTGTGAGAGAACCAAACGTAGCCCCTGTAGCAGTAATAGCACCAGAGGTCATAGCCGCCCCGTCGGTTTTACATGAGGCAAAAACAACTACCCAGTCACCAGTATTAAAACCTAGTGTCGCTGCTCCCGTCGCACTAAACGTCGTACCCGTAGCGGTCGCGTCCGTAGCAGTAGTGTTAGTCACCACCCATGTATCGGCAATAATAGTAGAACGCAAGCCCAAATTCCAAGCCATCATAGGGTTATAAGCAGCAGAAAAAATAATTATCGGATCTGTTTCCGAACCGTCATCAACCTTGTACCAAGCACTACACCGCATAGAACCGACGTCAAGCCCCCCAGCAGTAGTACCATTTGTAATTGTGCTAGTAGCAGTAAAAGTATTAACTGTCATCGTCGTAGCAAAATCTTTGACACCCGCACCGAGAAGCAACAGATCGTTAGCCGCATGACCAGTCGGCAATACGATAGTCCTGTTCCCGAACGGCGACGACGTGTCTATTTGACCCAGGTCAGTAGTCTGCCCACCTGTAACAATAGAGATAGTCATGTCAGCCCCACCTGTTGCAAGATATAGGGCCTGCTAAAAACAGAACGTCTATCCAGTATTTGTTGCCAACGTCAGTATTTGGAAACAGGTTCGCAGTAGCGTTATACTGTGAAGACATATCTCGTATATTGCCACTTATTGTTTGTGGCGCGAAAGGAATAGTCACGTGATAGAAGCTAGAAAAATACGACACAGAAATGACGTACTGAGTGAAAGGAGTTATCGCTATCGGTGTAGAGAACAATACTTCGTACCAGGCACTGTTTGGATCTCCCGCACCAATAGTAAATCCTGCCGAAGCTAGCTCTGACCCAGCACCACTCCATAGTTTCATCGTGCCGGCACCAGTAGGTGTAGCTGCTTGCTTGTAATACCTGCCACCAGTGCACAATCCTCTAGTTTTCGCAGACCAGTATGTACCCGTACTATCTACGCCAGTGTTACTAGCACTAGGCCCTGTAGCACCATATAGATTCTCAGTGGTATAACCAGGTGCCTCACCAGCAGGTGCATCTTCTTCCAGTATCTCGTAGCCAACACCAGAGTTGGCTATAGTGTTTAATCCGCCCCAGTCTAATGTCGTACTAGTAGAAGAAGTTCTATATTGAATTTGACTATTTATTCTATCCTCACCAATGGTACCGGCAAACATTTCAAAAAGTTCGGTGTAAGTAGCACCAGCTGTAATGTCCCCACCCTCGTTCCAAGAACCTATACAACCGATAACATATGAAGAGGTAGCTGGAGCACTAGACAATGTAAATGAAGCTGAACCAGCAGCAGTAGCGTCTGCTATTTCTCCGCCGCCAGTATGTGTCGGTCTCTTAGCTGGATCATCTGATGTTATCTGCAAAGGTCGTATATGGAAGCGATCAACAGTCGTGCCCAATGTGACTGTCACTGTCCCTGAGCCAGTGGATGTAGGATTAACCCAATACAGTGTTGCCATCATTCTTTCAGAGCCACCGACCATCTCAGCTTCAAGACCAGCCCAATCGTTGTCATCTATACCAGCATGAGTGCTAGTCATAGTGACAGCACCGATAGTAGCAGCGTCGTCAGTAGCAACAATAGCAACAAGTAACATAGTATCTATGGTCGCGGTGAACGAGCCACTAGTCGCGGTGTTAGTAGCAGTAGCTTGAGTAAAGGTAGAGTCCAAGGCGGTAGGAGTCTGTAGTGCCATTTTCTACCGCCCTTCCGCTACCGAACTAATTTTAGTATTCACGCCACGTAAGACCGTAGTCGTACGTCACGTTAGGTGGAGCGTCCGGGAAAGCTATTGATATAAAGCTAGACACTGGAACCCAGATACGTTCTTCGGGAACAGGAAGATATAACCACCCGTTTAGTACGTTGAACCCTTCCTGAATAATGACGTCTCCGTCTGTACCGCCCGCTGTAGCTGTATGCAACGCAGTCACAGTAGAAGCTGGTCCGTCTGTGTCATGCTCTATCTCAGTCACACCAGTACCAGTGATTGCGTTTGATTCACGCAACAACTGAACATGAGTCTGCGCACTAGTAGTAGAAGTGGCCTGAGTAACCCACCCACGAAGTATCTCGATAGGATGGCCAGCGGCTGTACCCAACTGAAGGATAGTAATAGCAGTCGAATGGGCCGCCGTGTTCCTAGCTGTATAGACGTGAGGCATCTCTACCTCCCGTTACTGGTTGAACTGGACGTTAAACGTAAATGTGATCGAGTCGTTGGTAAGAAGGTTGATTGTTGCGAAGTCGCTCTTACACAACATGCTACCGGCAGACGACGCCGTGAATAGCCCAGCGTTAGTAATAGCTCTAGTGGCAGTAGCGGTAATTGTTCCGACGACACGGTAAGTATCATCCGTAGTAGAAGTAGTCTGCTGTGAGCTTGTTCCGTCCGTGCGTGCTTCAGCGGATTCAGTAAATAAAGTAGTGTCAGCGACAGCAGCGGTACCAGCACCCGTACCCCATGCTACAAACTTTGGTTCTGCGATACCACCAGCACGCATCCGCTCAGTAACAATGTCAACACCAACATTAGTAACTACGTCAGCCATTTCAACCTCCTTACGAGTTGTCGAAGTCGACGTTAAGAGTAAATGTAATAGAGTCGTTCGTAGTCAGGTTGATGACGTCGAAGACACTATGTACTAACATCGACCCAGCAGACGAGGCAGTAAATAAACCAACCTCAGTAATGGCACGTGTAGCAGTAGCAGTAATTGTACCTACTACTCTGTACGTATCATCCGTGACATCAGTAGTCTGCTGTGAACTTGTCCCGTCTGTACGCGCTTCACCGGGAGCGGTTTCAATAGTAGTATCAGTAACCGCTGGCGTAGTAGTCCCAGTCCCCCATGCAACAAACTTAGGCTCGGCAACACCTCCCACACCAGCAAACTTTAACCTATCTGTAATAACATCTAAACCGACGTTCGTTACAACATCTCCGTTAGCCATTTTCAATCACCCCTTCCTGGGCTTTGAACGCTTCAGTCTTCTGAAGATCCCTAAACCACTCCGGTAGCTTGTCTACCTCTTCTCGGCTAATTATGCCAAGATCCTCCACTGTACCATCTGCACGAGTAACAGTGGCTTCGAGCGTAACCTTAGTTTTTGCTTTTCCCATTATTTTTCCTTCTCGCTTATTACTTTATCTATTTCAGTCTGAGTAGACTCTTTGTATTCTATTGTCTCCCTTAAAGTCAAAAATTCTGGCGGAAAAGGTTTTTCGTCAGGAGACAAAATTCCTAAGTCTTCTACTTTTCCGTCTGCTCTGACAATTATCCCTTCAGTTACCGACGAACGTCCTACAGCTCTGCTGTCTACCATCACCACTCCTAGGCAAATCTCAAAATAACGCCTAGCCCCTTAGCCCCCGTGCCATTAGTCGGTACAGTAATAGTCACTAAGTCTCCTGTAGCCACGTCATCATTTGCCGTATCAATTACAGGTGGGGTAACAGCAGTATAAGAAGTTTTTTCTCCCACATCTATAGTAATTGGAGTAGTGAGCATATTTACGCTTCCTTGTGTCGCATTAACTATCTGTACTGTAGGAAGTCCAGAAGATGACACAGTAGTCACATAAGCATCTGCATCTATTAAATTCATCCCGTTAAAATCAGACGGAATACAGAAGGTGAGTAGATCACCGGTAAGTAATGCAGTAAGATCAGAAATTATCTTGATTTCAATTGTCCGAAAAATATTTTGGGATGTTAAATTTGACACCACTATTTGTGGAGTAGTGGACGCAGAAATAACAGAAGAGGCCCCGGTTGATTGTATAATGACGACCTGAGCAGTCGGTGTAGAGACAATATTTGTCATGGTGTTGGCCTTGTCGCTTCTATGACAAGATTCCACTTACCCTGCGCAATACGATTAACAACTACAGGGGTGCTAGTGTCGAAGACTTCCAAGTCGTAAACACCAGAGATATTACCAGCCCAAGTAGCGTCAACAGCAGTAGTATCAGCAGCAGGGATTTTAATAGTGACAGAGCCGTTTTGCCCGCCGAGATCCAAACCCTTGCCTGATACCGACGGTGAGGTGAGCGAAAGAATTGCGGTAGCATCTTGGAAAGTCTTCCTGAACATGAGTCGGGCTGACCAGCCAGTCAGATCGGTAGGTGTCACGTTGGCCCATGCCGTGCCACTCCATCGCGACCAACGAGCTGTAGGCGTCAATGTAGCGTCATACCACAAGTCTCCTTTAGAGTTACCTGTGGTAGGTCTGGACGCCACAAGATCTCGCCCTAACACCTCGGCAAGAACACTTGGTACAAAGGTAGTGGACGCCGGTAAAGAATATACAGTCATTTCAAATGTGGCGCCTTGTTCAATTGACATGTCGTATATAGCAGCTACCATTTCACACCAACTTCCACGGGGATACTCCGCCGTCTCGTTTAGTAGCGTCACTAATATCAGGAGCTGCTATCTGAGACTGCCGTAATCCCTTCTTACGCATACTCCATGCCAACGCACCAGCACAGATAGAGTCGGGTAAATGGAGGCGACCATAAAGATGCTCGTTAGTGGCAAACCTATGTTCGTCATAAGCCCATATTACTCGGGGGCAGCGTAAGTCGCCACGCTCAATAGCGGCAACATATTCCGAAAGCATGTTCATACGATTCTTTTGACTAAGCACCTCGTCCTTGACGTCGCGCGGGGTCATACCTGAAGGAATATCAATCATATCCTTCACCACCCCACCTATTCCAGTCGCGTCGTGAATGAACTTACCGCCCCATCTAGCCAATCTCATACTAGCAAATTTAATGATTATAGGCCATGGTAACTTCTGGCACCGTTGAAAGGCAACGCAAACCCACGGTAATTTAGTAACGTCCCAAGTCCAAACAACTGTCCAGTCTTGAGCTGACGCCCAGTCAACCCCCGTAATATAGTCCCTATCCCTACGAGGTTCCGCAAACTCGTGGTTTTTCATAGGAACCCCACGATATATACCCAAAGCAGTATCAAACATAGCAGATACGGAATCTGGGTCAATTGCTCGTCCTTCAAATGAAGGTTCGAGCAAATCGTATTCCATCTTCCACATTTCTTTGGAGATTTCTTTACGCTTCCTTGCCACTTCTTTAGGCGAAAGCCAACCTCCGTGCGCCATGTCACTAGTCTCTTTATAGCACCAGCGATATAACGGCCATCCTTTTTCTTTTGCATCTTGCTTGAGCTTTGTCATCGTACCGTCTGGATATTGGTGAGTCGACGAGGCTACTGTCTGTGTCTCGACATTAGGTAGCCTCTTGCTCCGCATTGGCTGACCCTGTGCTGCTTTGAATAGCTCGTAGTCCATTTCATCGACTTCGTCAAGCCGTAGCCTTTGTGGGTGCGGGCCACGAACCGACTTCTGCGACGCCATAAGAGTACGTGCTTTGGCACCATTCGACAACCTCGTATCAAAGCGGGTCATGATGTCCACCATGTTCTTTACAGAAGCAGGAGTGGCATCACTGTCAAGAAACTGCTGCATAGCTTCGTGAACACGGAGCGATTGTTCAGCCGAACCACCAAGAATAGTAACAAAGCACTTGAGCGTAAGCATCTCCGTGCAAGCCAGAAGTCCAAGGGTAAAAGTTTTTCCGGAGAACCCTCGACTTCCTTCCCATATCGCGACAGGGTGTCTAGCAAAGTAAGCGTCAGCAAAAGCCTGAAAAGGCGAAACATGGTTAGGGCACACCGCCCGGTAGGGAATCTCCACTCCCCATACTGTTCTGACGAACATCCATAACTCTTCGTTGGTTTGTGGCCAACGTCCAAGAATCCAAGGTACCTTCTTCTTTTCTAAATCCTCGACGAATTTAGCATTAGTAGTTGTCACCACCATTACAAATACTCAGCTTTCGGTTCAACATCATTCTTAGTCCTGTAGTCGGCCGAACTGTATCGAGACCTGGTTACCCCCATCTGCGACTGGTACCTACCCTCGTACCCCTTACTCGGCCCAGTCAATCGCTCGAATGCAAATTGTGCAATTCTCATACCGGCAGTAAGCTTTAGTGCGTACGGGGCCATGTTAAATAATTCCAATGTAACTTGACCATGAAACCCTGGATCAATATACCCCGCAGTGGTATGAACAGCTAGTCCAAGACGTCCAAGAGAAGAAACTCCCTCAACTCGTGCAACAATATTATTATCTAATCCAAGAATCTCTAAGGTAGTCGCTAGTACAAATTCTTTTGATTTAATAATAATACTATCTAAGCCTTCTAAATATTTTCCTGTAGGCACGTTCCTAAGTGGGTCCACAGGGTAGCTATCACTAAAAATATTGTTATAGACAACAAAGCTATCGCCAAGATGCACATCGTAGGAAGCAGGCTGTATCATATTCGGGTCAAACGGAAGAATCCTAACCTCTTGTCTACGTACCGCATCGTATATGTGATAGTTAGATAGTACGGACACAGCCTGCCTCCAATAAGAATTACTGATTCTGATCTATAGCCTTATCTGTTGTTCTCTGAAGATCACGTAAAATATGCAATATTTCAGTTTTACTGTACGAGTCGTCCAGAAGCTCGTCCACACGCTTAGCGAGTAAGTCATAAATCAATTTAAGAGATTTCTTAGCATGACCATTACGCCAAGTCACTGCTTCTCGACTACTAAGTCCGGACACGCCCACTACTCCTAAAAAATTCGCCGTGCTCCATTAGACGCATAATTATACCCGTTATTCAACGGAGAAATTTTGACAACACTCCGAGAATTGGGAGCATGTATAATTTGTCCGTTTCCAATATACATCCCTACATGATTAACCCCATTCGCAAATACTAAGTCACCAGGAAGCAAATTATTAACAGAAATAGCACGTCCTGAATTAATCTGCTGAAAAGTAGTTCTTGGCAAACTAACCCCACCAGCCCTAGCAGCAGCTTGCATCAAACCAGAACAATCCCAAGCATCTGGCCCCGTACCACCAAAAACATACCTATCGCCTAACTGCGCTCTGGCGAACGCGATAGCTGCTTGGGCGCCACTAGATACCTGAGACGGTGCCGAGGGCTGAGCTTGGATACTAGCTGGCGCAATACTACCCCCGCTAGATGCTGCTGTGTTACCACGTGTTAGGTACTGACGGTACAAACCATTACTGTAGACACTCCAAGCAGTAGGTCCTTGCATGTCACAAACACGTTTTGCAGCTACAGCATTATAATTTGGATCAAATAAATTATTACTACCCACCCAACTAGCGTGAGCCCTCATATTAATCTGCCATAGTCCCCGCGAGTCTTCGCCATTAGGATTATGTGCATTGGTATTGCCACCAGACTCCGCCAATGCAATAGCTACCCATGTACCAAGAGGAACGCCTCGACATCCGTCCAAACCAGCGTTACGTGCAACCTGAGCAATTTGAGCATCAGAAATTATTCCACGTGCCGTAACAGCCCCAGACGGTGCAGGAGCAGGAGATGACGGTAACGGTTGAGTGGTAGGACCACACCAATCTATAAGCCCTAACGCACCCCATGTCTCAGGGCCGACTACCCCGTCAACTTCAATATGACGATCAGTCTGAAATCTAGTAACAGCATTAGATGTAATTGGACCGTACTGACCGTCAATCAGGCCAGAATCGTATAAGTTCCAATTCAGCGCCGTCTGAATCGTTCTTACATCTTGTAAATGTTGATTAATGAGACGAGTAGTAAAAAATGATCTACAGGATTTGTCGCTATGATGAGATACGGGAGCCATCGCATTGACACGAAAAGCACTCATGTCTATAGGATTGGTATCGCCATTAGTACGTGGCTCATCGAAAGGAACATTAGCATGTACTGGGGTTGGCGCAAACGCTACGGTCGTAGCAATCGCAGTTCCTAATATCGCTGTTGCTGGTATTAACGGATGACTGGTTGGCTTGCTGTGTCTGCCCATGGACTTGAACTCCTATTTTAGAATTCTTGTCCGAGATGTCTATCCGCAATTTATCTGGACGAACAGTAATAACCACTTCAGGTATATCTCGCGGACTCATCTCAGAAAACGAAATACTTGTGACCTCGTCACTGAGATCAATACCATTGTACGTAAGACGGTACCTTCTACCGTCCCATGTAACTTCTAGCATTCTTCCCTTTCATCTTGGGATATTGGAGCTGCCTCACCTTCGCAACAAGAGTTCTTCATACCACAAGCGGGGCAGAGCCACCGATAAAAAATCGGATCAAACTCTGCCCCGCACGCACACTCAATCATTTAGAGTGCCGCCCTCACAAAACAGTCCTTGGCCTCTAACAGCTTCCTGAGACCGGCGGTAAGTTCTGGTCCTTCCAACCTCTCGGCCATGTCATGAGCCATAAGACATGCAAGCTTGGACACTGCCTGCAAGTGCGGTGGTAGGTGTTTGTATTCAAAAAACTTCAGAATAGCTTCTGTAGAAGGATGCATGTCACACCAACACAATCTTTTTGTGCCATCCGCACTTCGACTCGTTGCCGTCTTCGTCGACCACCTTTTCTCGGTAACCTCGGCGGCACTGCAAATGAACAACGTGCTCTAACTTGTCCATCCTTTCCCAGAAGTTAACGGGAACAGTTTCTCCCGGCTTAGAGGGAAGTGGAGTCGACTCGTCCCTGAGCCCTACCGGGTCGTCGCACACGTGGCAACGACCGTACGGCGCGATACTCATTGTTCGCGCCGCTTCCAACTTGTCTGCCTGTAGCGCTTCCATCTCTACCTTGTGATGCAGGCAGACAAGAACTCTGGCCTTTACCGAACTACCGGGTAACTGAACCTCGGTAGGGTAAAGCTCTCTTTCCGCGTTCGTCTGAAGCGTCGAGTGGTCAAAATCGACAAAGCAGTGCCCCTCGTGTTTCGGAGCTTCCATCGCCTTACGTCGTGCTCTGTCGTCGCCCTCGGGCGTAGGGGCTTTCTTTTCTACAGGGTTAGCTGGCGTACGGACAGTTTTACTGGTAACTGCACCGACGCGCGACCTAACCACTCTATTAGTCGCCATTAGCCACGTCCTTGATTCCATGGTAAGTAGTGATTTTTTTGATTTGGTGCCACGGGAAAAACACCGTACGATTATTCTTCTGGTCAAAATATTCGTAACCGTATTCAGAATGAGTAATCATAGCTGTGGCCGGTAAGACTATTTCAGCACTTGAAACCTGACCATCCAAAGGCATTAGTACAATTTTAATCATTGTGGTGGTGGTCCTCTCCTAACTGTTGTTAGTACCGTTGAACACAAAGTTATGGAACGCCGCTGCGCGCCCGATGATACCACGGTCGCTGGACGGCGTTACCTCGTTGGCACTAAGATTAGTCATACCGTGACTGACCACAGCGAGCCCGAGACAGATTATCCTCGTGAACTGCTGAGACTGAACGTATTCAACTAGCTTCAACATCGCGGACCCTAATTGAACAGGGCCGTCGTTAAAATCTGGTCTATTCATCAGTTACCTAACGTTTCCATAGGGTCTTCCGTCATCTTAGGAACTCCCTGCCAGGCGTACCCTGTATCAACGAACACCCCGCCCTCGACATATGCACGAATCTTCTCGGCAATAACAACAATGTCTTGCCAGGAGTAGTTCATTCCCTCCGAGCTCTTTTCGTCCGACATCAAACTAATAGCAGTAGACAAGTACCAGCGGCGTGACAGTTCCTCCCCGCGCTGGACTCGCATCATTATCTCTTCAGGGGCTCGACTCTCTTCCTTGGGAGCTTCCGGGGGAGAAGCAGCCTTTTTCGTTAGTTCCGCTTTCATAATTTCTCCTAGGAGCTGCCCCAGGTCAAAACCTTTAGATTCTGCCATTGCTACCGTCCTCCATTATATTTATACGAAACCATTCAATCGTCTCAAAAATGGTTTTGTCTTCCTGGCGTGCTAGTAAATCCATATGAGCAACAGAAGCAGAAATCAAAGCCATAATTGTTGCTTTGATTTCGTCGTTTCCCAAGGTATGCAAA